CTAGATCAGATCGCCCACTGTGGGCCCTGCTATGGTCCTGTACCTGTCCATAACTCCTAAGTAATCCTGGTATCTTTCATTTCCAATCAACTGGCGGACTCTATGCACTGACATTCTTATTGTCTCAGCCCATGATGACCTTAGTGATGTGCCAAGAAGGGATCCACATGATTTGTCAAGGCTTTTTTGGATGTATGGGACATCTCTCCACTCAAAAACGGGGGTCTCGTCCGTCATGTGGGGATTGTCCACTATCCACACTCGGTTCCACACCTCTAGCATGTCGTCACTACTCATCCACTCTCCTTGCCCATGGAGTGACCAGGTTGTTCTTCCTGTGGGGACCCAGTCTACAGGAACGGCAGAACAAATAGCGTTGCCCATGAGTCTCAAGTCTCTTCTGTGGAAGTACAGGAGGATCCACATTTGAGCGTATGCTTTGCTAAGGCATGCCGTCTCCTTTATCATCCAGCCATTCCCAGGAGAGATGCGGGCTCTTCCAATCAGTTCATCTTGGTCTCTGCAGGGGGCAATGATATTTCTGCCATCCTTTAGGAACAATGTATGGAAGTGATGAGAACAAAACGGTACGTTTTCCCAGCTGCTCCAAGACTTACTTTCCTCCCATTCATTGATGTCTTTCCGGGTCTTTGACATTGCATTGAGATGCCATAGCGCTGTCCCGAAGCTCTCATCAACTGGAGCCACAATGCAGTCATCTCCGCTCACTGCCATTCTCTTCAGACGGTTCACTCCGTTCACCTCCAACCACAGCTGCAGTTCTTTAAGTGTCAACAAGGACACAGTTTCAACATCATTTTTAGTGATGACGTTTTCTGCCTCAGCCATTCTAATCAATTGCACTTTGATGTTGGTGGCAGTGTTGAGCGGGTATGTGACCACCTGTCCAGACCCTCGTTGATCTCTCCGACTGATGACATCCATGTACACCCTTCCTCCTGGCCCTGGGCGTGGAACCTTCACCACCTTGTTCTTGTAGGTGAGTTCCATCACAGCCCAAGCTAGTTTCTTGTGCTCTCCATCAAGTTTTCCCAAGATATATTGTTCATCATCTAGGTCTGCTTCTGTGATCTTTGTATCCCAGCCTGCTGTGTCATCGGCATAAATGATGCCGTTTCCTTTATCTGCCACATCTTTGACAACATAGCCGAGGTATTGAAGGCCGGTCCCTTCCACTCCAGCTTTGGAGTTCTCGCGTCCGAGCCAATGGTCTTCATTGAGAAATCCCAAAGCTTCAAACTCCAGGAACCGAGCTCCCAGCCACATGTACCAGATGGCCCTGCTGCCTTTTGCTTTCCCAAACTCAGCGGGTTTCTTTTCTCTCTTTCCCATCATGTTGTAGATGCATGTTTCACAGCGTCCCTCAAGATGGAGAGCTCTTTCTCGCTCCACCAAGGCCCAAAAGCGTGGATCCTCGACCGCCATTTTGGCAGAACTCCAGCCCTCTTGCTCTTCGAGAATGCTTCCCAGGGCTGCGTTGGATCGGACCTTCTGAATGAACTCTTCCTTTGTGCACAGGCGTGGACTCTTCTTCCTACCCAGATAATCAAAGAGCCAGGAGTTCACCACTGCCATGATCTCCCGTGTTCCCTTGGGGGGTTCGGGGGCTTTGGTGTCGACTTTCTCTTTGAACACTCGTTGTTGCCCAAATGGAGTTGTGTCAGTCATGGCCATTGCCGTAACTTCCTCAATTCTATCCCATGGGCCAGACAGCAGTTTCACCACACCATTGATCATGGACGCGGAAGTTCCACTCTGCTTGGCTAGGTATGTGCCATGATAATGCCATGTCCTGTAGGGGTGTTCTTTGTCCTCAAACCAGGTTGGTTGCTCTTCCTTCAGCCTCTCCAGCCTACCTTGGATCTTTCCGTAGTCCAGCTTTCCTGCCTCACTTTCAACACTTCTAGTTCCTGTTGGATAGATCAAGTCTGGAATCACAGTTTGTTTCCCTGAGGGCCTGGACATGCGCCTCAGGAGCATCTTTGAAGTACTATTGATCATGTGAGTGATGTTATTTCTCACTCCAGAGACGTAATACATCTCGTGTGTGGAATTGCGGGAGAATGGATTCCTCACTATTCCTCCTCCGTAGGTTAGTTGAAATGATTCCAGTGCCTCTATGACTTCTGGCTTGTAGGGAGCTAAGACCTTGAAACAGAAAGCTGAGGTGGATGGTGACATCCAGCGTCTCATGTTCTCAATGACCCTGAGAGTGCGCTCTTTCTCAACCTCAGGATTTGAGCTTGACTCACCAATGTCACATAGGAGGGTGTCGCTGGTGACGGGTTCCATTTTCTGGACGTCACTCTTGTCCTTGAATTTGATTATGTTCCAACCCAGGCTCTCTATGAGACGTGGACTCTCATGACCGTTCTTGCCGAGGGTGAAACCCCGGACAATGCTGACTGAGCGTTCTGCTGCACAAGTGTAGCTCCAGCCTCCTCTACCACAGCCAAGATCAACAACTCTTCCATGGGGTTTCAGATAGCCTCTTTCAATAATCCAGTTGAGCTTAGCTGATCCCCTTGATACAGCCACTCCTGTTGCTGTTTTCCCTGAGGCTAGCACTTCTCTGGCATGTGATCTATCAACCTCAATGATGTCACTGATCTTGTACTTTTCAAACTCTTTCTTCCCCAGTAGATTGAGCTGACGTTTCCAAACCTCACCAAGTGTCATTCCCTGCCCTCCACCTCTTCGTGAAGAGCGCAGCAACCAGAAGTTGTAAACCACACCCAGAGATGCATAGTAGTTCCCTCTCATTATTCCAGCAACTGAAACTGCCAAGGGTCCATTCCACATTGTGCTTGTGTTTCCTTCCAGTAGTGGCCCCAGAGCAGCGCTTCCTAATACGACCATTTCTGCAAATGAAAATGCAGAGCGCACAAGCATTGCATTGGCCACTGCACTTAATCCCAGGAGGGCTAGAGCCAGTTTTTTCTCGTACAAGTCTGGCATTCCAATTTCCTTTTCCAGGTCGACGGTTGGGTTGCCATCAACCATGGCATTTTTGGCTACTCCATGGAATACTCTGATCTGAGCGTCCCGGAGGCATTGTGCTCTCACTCCTGGAAGAAGAAACCCACTATGAACTACTAGCATTGTTAGTGCCACTGCCATGCTTGAGGCTGTAAAATTGTTCCAGACTGACAAGAGGAGTACTGCTACTGAAGCGTTGAACTTGACAAAGGGGACACCTTGGTTGAGGGCAGTCAGTATACTGGCAGTTGGCGTTATTCCTGTGAGAGAAGCATTTCCATACTCATTTTTGATCCAATGCACAAAGACAGGGGTTAGGAATGTGGCCATTCCCACATACAGGCTCCATGCTGCTCCAGGCCTGAAGTCAACGAAACTCCAGGTTGGCGTTACTGAAGGACTCTCAAAACCTGTCAGTCTCTGCAAGTCCGTTTTTGTCTTTTCCAGCCAGCCTAGTTCGTTGGCAGCCACCGTGCCCATGACCAACCCTACTGCTATTAGCACATAAGCCAGCTTGTTGTCATTTATTGATCGCTGTGTACCTGACTCAGGGATCATGACCACCATCATCACAAAGAATACCAGCATGCAACCACCCACCTGGACATGTGTGAGGCCACCAGCGCTCAAGAGGTAGCCAGTGACAGCCATTGTAACCATTGCCATGGACATCTTGTCAAAGCCTTTCGGTCTCAGGAGCATAAAAATCAAGCCAAGAGAGCAAATGCCTACCATGAGGACCAATAAGACAGTGGTCACAGCCTCTGGTGCCTCCTGTAGGGCTAACTTGTGCGCTCTTGTTCCCTCTTCTGTTCTTAAAAGAATCATTAGGGTGTCGATTGATGACCCCAGTTTCTCTGTTAACTGGTTTGGTATAGACCACATCACATGCATCAATTCTCTGGCGGAGCGCCTGCCTTCAGCAAAGGCGATGAAGTTGACAAGACTGGTGTTATCATTGGAGAGTCGGGCATCTGACCATCTAGGTTTTAATTCCTTCCGCTGCCCTCCAGGACTTCTGGCCTTGATCACCTCCCCATTATCTCCAAGAATAGCATTGTCTTCTTCACCATCAAAGCACCATCTACGATCTTCGATGGTCAGACCAGCTTTGGCTACGTTCCAGGAAAGCCATACCGGCATGTCAAAACGTCTAACCAATGTACGAAAAACTTTCCGCTGGTCATCTCTGAGTCTGGCTTCTCCTGGAGTCATGCTAGTTTTAGCAGCTTCTTCTTCATAAAGAGGTGCAACGAACCCTCCTTTTACTTGCATGTTGTCTAGCAGCATAGAACCCTCAGTCCAGCACACCAGATGGTCATTGTTTTCACATGTGTCTTCTGAGTACACATAAGTGTCCCCATCCCTGTCGGGATTGCGGCCAATTCTGCCGCGCCGTTGAGCTGCTGCAGCTGCTGCTATCCTCATTGGTCCTTTTAGGGACACCCTGTCATCCAACAGCACAGGTTTGTAGGCTGTTCTGCAGTCAATGACTCTCTCCACTGGAAGATTGGCACCCATCTCTGCTATGTCAGTTGCTAGGATGAAATCAGGTTTTTTGCTTTTTATGGTAGGATACACATTCTCAAAGGTTGATCTATTCAACACAACCACATTCTTGTTAGCCTTCCTGAGACAGGCTGCGATGACATTAGCAGCCTTGATGCTCGGTAGAAACCATGCTGTTGGACGTGGGTCCTCCAGTATCCACTCATACCCTTTGGTCCAGGGTTCTGTCGGGATCTCTTTCCTCACATCTTCAATCTCACTGTTGGATTCTGGAAATTCATTAGTTGTGCCTGGAGGTGTGGCTGTCATGAATATCACGGCACTTTCCCTTGTTTTTGCTTTGTGGTGAGCCCAGCCTCTTGCTGCAATACTAGTTGGGTCTAAAAAATGTGCTTCATCCATGATGATCACCTCCCAGTTTCCACTGCGGACTCCTTCAAGCATTCTGTGAACGAGGGTCGCATGACACATCACATCTATTAGCTCTCGTCCTGTGGTGGTATTGCTAAAAGCCTGCGTGTGAAACCTCGCTGACACACCATGTAGGGCTTCTTTCATTTCACTGAGCACTACCCGAGTTGGAGCTAACACAAGAGTTTTCAATCTTCGTTTTTCACACTCTTTCAGGATGTTTGGCAGATGTTTCCGTGTCTTCCCGGCTCCCGGGTGGTAGTCAAGCATTGTAAACTCTCCTTTCCGAAGCATGTTTGGGATCCCTGGTGTGTCCACCTCATCTGGTAGGCTTGCTTCTGTTTGTGATATTGCTGAAGCATAGCCACCACTTTCCAACACAACTCCGTTTCCATAGAGTCCCAACACATTGCCCTGCCTATCTATGATTGGGGAGCCTGATGTTCCTGAAGGGAAGTCTAGCAGCACTGCGCCAATCTCTTTTCCATCAGGTAGCACAAATACTCCAGGTTTGGTCTGGATATTGCTGACTCCTTTACCTGGTTGGACGGCAATGAGTTGCACCTCGTCTGCTCCATTCCATGCTCCATCCAGCTTCCACGATCCGCCATAGGATATCAGATCCTTTTGAACGGACGCCCAGCTTGGAGTCAGCCTTTTCCCTTTGTGTGTTAGGAAGGAGCCTCTGGTCACATGCCACATGGTGTGAAACACATTATCTTTTACAACCCCCACACCCACTTGGCTAGTGCCACATAGTCCAGACTGTGTGACCTTGTAGATGCCGTCTTCCAGGAACTCAGCTGTTTCCACCTTTGGAGCTATAGGGACATCCCATAACACTCCACTTCTCTTGCTTTTCTTCCATCCACTCCATGAGACTAGGACTGCCACTAAGGCTAGAGGGTGCAAGGATGAAGCTAGTATGGCCAGAACTAAGAACATTACATTTAACCATGCCACAGGTGTCTCATTAAGTAGTTTGAATTCTCCAGCGTCATTGAGACTGACGTCCATGCGTTTCGCTTCTCCAGAAACTGCTGCTTCATCACTCCAGGTGGTTTCCCCAACCTTTGATATTTCCAAGCCATCCCCTTGGGAGAACAGTGCATAGACAGAAATAGCGATGCCGAACAGCGCAAGTGGTCCCAATAAAGTTGGATCATCACTTAGAAATGACCCAAATGCTGCTCCCAACAGACCCACTGCAGCTAGACACTCTCCAATAGGCCAACTTCGTCTTCCATGAGTGGTCATGCAGAGGATGAAGATCACACTAAGGTAGGTGTGTGTCAGACCTAATGAATAGCCAAGAACTGAAGCCAGAATTGGTGCTCCCTTTCGTAGGGATGTGTTTCCACCTCTCCATAGAGTTAATGCCAGTGCTCCACAAGCGAAAATCATCGCCGCTCTCTGTATACTTTCCATGGCTGCAGGTGAGCATAAGGAGAGTAGGAACAATGCCCAGTTTTTCTCTTTGTTTTTTATCATGCCTTGCACAAGCAACAGGACGAGTCCTATTGCGTCAGCCCACTCCCAGATGTGTTCAGTCACGTTCTCCATGAGAAATGGCTGCATCAAAGCAAGTCCACAAGCTAGCACAATTCTCTGTCTTGGGCTCCACATGCCTTTGAGAAAGTACATTCCAAGCAATCCCGGACGTAGATGTGCAGCAGCGATAATGGCCATGTAAGCCACATCTCCTCCACTCTCTTGTTCCAGAAAATGCTCCCCCACGACAATGATGTAACGAAGCAGATCCATGTATGAGAGCTCTCCCATGATCATGATTGCCAGCAACAGGATTGATCCTGCTAGCATGGTTTTCGCGGTAGGTCTGGTCCTTGTTAGCATGTCTGCAAAGAGAAACATGGCTATCAAGCCAATGCTCCAGGCGGGATATGCATCACCAGCGGCGACCCAGGAGCGCACCAAGTGTTTTTCTGGAGTTTCAAGGGGCCTTATCTCCATGGCATACCAGCATCCGTCTTCAGTCCAGTAGCTAAGTGGAGGGAGGGTGCATGATCTACAGCACCAGTTCTTGATTATCCTTCCCTCAACAGTTGTGCTCCTTATAGACTTGCCTCTGTTTTGACACTCTGGATCGACCTTTACTGTGGTTCCAGAGCATTCCTTCCGCTGGATCTTTGTTTTCCCATAACCCCAAGCTCCATTTGTTTGGACTTTGTAGCCAGATGCAAAATTTTGTCTGCTCACTGGTCCCCCTAATTTCTTGGGCATGAAGAGGTTGCTCTCCATTACATTCTGTCCATTGATCGTGTGGGTCTCTGGCCATTCACATTCCCTGTATGCAGTTAACTCAATCTCCTGGATCTCCCAAGTTTTGTTGGACTCCAGTGAGTGCATCCAGAAACCAGGGTCAGCATGCACACCATCTGCACCCTTCACAGCAGCCCCCATTAGCGCAGAATCGCATGTGTTGGTCCGATCCGCTTTCTGCCGAAGGAAGACATTAGTTTGGAACATTCCAAATCCAAAGTCTTCTATCTCTAGGCCGTTCCACACACGTTTCTCCAGGGAGCATGTTGTGTTGTCACCATCAATATGGAAGGTGTTGTTTGAGTTATTGTCTTCAAAAATAAAGTTTCTACCCCATGTTTTCCATCCATATGATAGTTCTCTAGATACCAGCGGAAAGCGTTTGCTGCCTCTTTTGTAGACATGCTTGGAGTCGTGCACTTTTACGAAGAGGTCAATCTCGTTTTCATTGAGGATCGCATTGATCTCAGAGGCCACCCGTGTCCACATGATGTGCTCCATTTCACTCACAGAATTTAACCCACATGCACCTTTGTTCCAGGCCTCTGATATCAGAGATGCCATCCTCTTTGGGTCTTCTGGATGGTACTTGTACTTATTGAGCCAATCATCAACATCATTGAACACAAACACGCCATCCCCGCATTTGATCTCTTTCTGCTTCCAGCTCACTGAGCGGCCAATCTCAGCTCCAACTCCCAAGGATAAGAAGAGCACAACAAAGCCTGATATCATCAGAACCATGGTGGCCGTTCCATTGTGTGAGTTTAATGCAAGCCAGACTAAAAGAATGCCAATCAAGATCCGTGTCATCCAGCTCAAACCTCCAAAGATCCCATGAAAAGCAGTTCCAAACACTGTGTGAAGCGCCTTGCCTACTGAACCAAAGAAACCTCCTGCTGAGCTGAAATCCCAGGATGAGCTTCCTACTATGGCCATTCTTTGTGCTCCTTTCATAGTCTCACTGAACAGTTTCCCGATTGTGCTGCCACTCTTTCTCCACTGGTAGACCAATTTGTCATCTCCCACTCCCACTATCAGATAACTCTCTCCGTAAGGGGGGTTTATTTCAATCAATACCTCATCATTTGCTGAGTTGGCGACAGGGTTGCTTGTAACTAAGGTTCCTCTATTGACGCGCCCTGAGGCGTCGTCTGATGCTATTGCTGTCAACCGACACGGCGTGTTCTTTGTCACCTTCACCTGCATAACTACTGTACCATGACCAGTGTCAGCCGGGGTTTTTGTAAAGCTCAAGCCGCCCCTGCAGTTTTGGTATGTAGTTCCTTTCAGAACCAGGTTGTTGACCATTGCCTTGCATGTGACGTGTCCTCCGTGAAGTTTGAACGTTTTGGAGCCAGAATCATAAGACACCACCATAGCGCCAGCCAGGGCTGTGCGCAAGGCTCCTTCCTGAGGTCCCATGGCCAGGACTTTCACTGTTGCTGCATGTGGTTCCCCGAACTCGACTAGATAGTTTTTATCCCTCCATACATTTGCATCACCGTGAGACCATGGAAGAGTGACGTCCGCCACCCATTGTTTATGAACAAGCCAAGCGTCACTGCCAATGACTACGAGATAGTGTGTTGTGAAGTCTATAGCTGACTGTACATGGCATTCTAGACCCAGAGTCCCATATCCTGAGAACTCAACTGTCTGGGTTCCAGACACTGGTGTAAATTTTATGCTTTTCACCAAAGTGGCATCTCCTGATTTAGCTCCTGAGTGGACCTGTGTCTTTATGGTGTACTCAACTTTTGTCATATCCATTTCATAAACGTCCTTATGACCAGTTGAGGTGAACTTTGCGCAAGCCACAAGACTCCCTTTCCCAAACAATGCACAGCCATTTCCCCAACCTCTGTCGGAGTACATTCTCTTGCATTCAAACTCTTTGTTGTGTTCTTCATCGAGCTTTGCTTCTCCATTTGCTGGACATGCAGAGGCTATTTTGTTCTCACTTACTGTTGCTGTGCGACTTATGCGTTTAATAATGGTTGGGTTTGTGAAAGCTATGGTGTCCATCCAAACATCCACACTGGGCTTTCCTTCGGCCATAACAGTAACACATGACCCTTGTTCCAATACCAGGTTCACCCATGACGTTCCCTGTGATCCTTGCACAAAGTCCCTTTTCGGAATGCCGACACAATGTGTTGCATACGCTGGGCCCAGGGCAAGGGTGAGCAATAGCAGGACTACCCTCTGTTTGGTGTTGTTTCCCACATACCAAGCCATAAGCAATGCGGCAACTGCATAAGTAGGATTTCGAATTATCCATTTTTCAACTCTCTGGACTTGTGTCTCAAAATGACTTGATCCCAACCAGGTTTCCTTTTTTGTGACAAGACCTTGATCCAAGTGGGCGGTGATAACCACAGCTCTCTTAGAGCGCCTTGACTGACTATCTTCTCTGCATCTACCGTAAGTCACCCTTACGTTAGGTATGCCATAGCACCAGCAGTCCAGATCATCAGGCTCCTCATTTTCTTGTAAGGTTATGCAGTCATATTCCACATTGTCAGGACACCATTTTCCCACATCAGATGCTACGACTGTGCAATTGCCGTGCCGTAGACTCAGGGTTTTTCCCGTGTCAGATTTGGTTACGTTCAATAACGAATGATGTCCATGCCTAGAGACACTAGCCCCTAGAGCTCCGAACACAAGCATTGTCAACATGATTGGAACTCCGTTGGAACGACGTTTTTTCCGTCCTGACACCCCTTTGATCAAGTTGTTTACCAAGTTCTTTATTCTTTTCAAGACAGTCATTAGCGAGTTTTTGTCCGTTTTCTTCCACAGTTTCTTTACGTCTGGAGTCAACCTCCTTCCCATAAAGAGCTGCGTCAGCACAAAAAGCACAAAGCCTTTTATGCCACGTCCCACCTGGACCGCCTTTCTTCTTGTTTTTTGGGCCAACCGCTTTGCGCGGCCGGCCACTACATTGACGCCCTTTGGATTTACCAT